ATAGCGATAAAGATAATGATGACTGTAAGAAATTAATGGAGTCAATAAAACCAGAAAACAATACTACATCTTTTATTTCTGGTAATATGGTATATGTTTATAATGCCGAAAATAACTGTGTTTATGGCGTTTCATTAAGAGACATTGGGTACAAAGGGAAAGAGCCAAAGAAATTACTTTCAATGATTTTTAAAAACACTAGGGTAATAAACGCAAAAGACGATATTCCATTTGAGGTAAGAACGGCATTTATTGGTAATAACTATGTTATACCATGTTTATACTATTAATATCGTCATTTTTAGTGTTTAACAACTATTTATAAGAAAATATATCTAATTATGGTTAGGATAATTTTAAAACATATACCAAAAAGGCCTTTAAATCACAGTAAAAGTGAAACCAGTTCACAATTGCCAAAAAACAATGGCAATAAGAACTCTGACGACAAAAAGGTTGAGGAAAAAAAGAATAAGAAGAATAAAAAAAACGGAGATATGATTAACGAAGAACAAATTTCAGCCGCAGAAGCACAGGCTAGTAACTTATCAGCAGTTAAGGTAGTTAAGAAAGACCGTGGTTTGATTGAAAGAACAGAATCATCTAAAATAATATTAACAGAAGATAATAGACAAGTACTCAATGACTAAGAAAGAAAGATTAGACGAGGCTAAAAAGAAATTCATGCATCTTGTTGAATATACAACAACAAGTTCTCGTATGACGACAGAAGATGACATGGACCCAAATGCTGGAGGAGCACCAATGGGAGGTGACCAAGGTATGGGAGGAGACCCAGGTATGGGTGGAGCACCAATGGGAGGCGACCCAGGTATGGGAGGAGACCCAGGCATGGGCGGAGACCCAGGTATGGGTGGAGCACCAATGGGAGGCGACCAAGGCATGGGAGGAGACCCAGGCATGGGCGGAGACCCAGGTATGGGTGGAGCACCAGCAGGTGGAGACTCAGGAATGGGAGGAGGAGCACAACCACCACAAGGTTTTCAACCACAAGGAGTTGACCAAAATTCAGGAATTGATGGAATGGGTGGAGAAAATCAAGGTGACATGGAACAGCAAGGCAACTCAGAAGTTGGCCCTGATGATGACGTTGTTGAGATAGACGATTTAACAGACGCACAAGAAGATACCGAGAAGAAGGTAGATTCGTTGTCTTCAAAATTTGAAAAATTGTTATCTTCTTTGGATGGCATTGAAAAGAGAATAAATGACATCGATGCTCACACAAATCAATACATTGGTGTATTAAAAGGAGAAATGGATAAAAGAAATCCTACTCCATTGCAAAGATTAACAATGCGTTCAACAAAGTCATCTCCATATAGCATGACACCAAATGAATACATGAACAATTATGCTCCAGAAAATTACAGTGATGAATCCGATAACAATGGAGCTGATGACCCTCAATATAAAATAACAAAGGGTGATGTAGACGATTTTGTTGATTACAATTCCATAGCAAAGGAAATTGAAAACAACAAGATGGGACTTAGAGATATTTTTGATTTTTAACAATATTGGGCTGCTTTTTTAGTGGCCCAATATTTGATTTTTTTATTTATTTTTGTATATTAATATAACTAAACTTATGTTTAACTTAATAATAATAATTTGAAAAAAATTTTAATTTCATGGGTAATCAAATTCAATTACCAAACATTAATCCTAATTCATTAGTATTTGAAGATGAAGTAGAAAAACCAGTAAAAGATGGTTTTAATTTAAAGAACTACCTAAATGTCAGACTTGACGAAGGACAAACTGAAAAAACAGTTATAATAAGGTTGTTACCGATGGACCTAAAAACAGGTAGCCCATTTGTGAAGATTCATACACATAATGTAAAGGTCCCTCAAGAAATGGTAAAACCAGGCGAAAAGCCATATAAATCCTACATTTGCTTATCGAAAACTGGAGATATTGACCACGAAAAATATGGCTCAAAATGTCCGTTTTGTGAAATGAACTACGCTGCTTACAAGGAGTCAACAAAGGAAACTGACCCTGTTAAGAAGAAAGAGCTTCAAGACATTTCTTTGTCATATAAGAGCAAAGAAACTGTTATTGTGCGATGCATAGAAAGGGGTAAAGAAGACGAGGGTGTTAAATTCTGGAAATTCAACATCAGAGAAAAGGATAAGCAAGACCCTTATAATCAAATCATAAAGCTTTATAACATGAGAAAAGAAGCTGCAAAGCTTAAAAATAAGGATGAAAATATTTTAGACATTTATAATGGCAAAGATTTGATTGTAACAATAACATCAAATGAAGGTAATGCTGCACCTAGAATTGTTGATGATTCAACGTTTAGTCCGTTAAGCGAAAACGAGGAATTGATGAAGGAGTGGATTTTCGATTCAAAGAAATGGCAAGATGTATTCACTTGTAAATCATATGAATATCTTGAACTTGTTTCACAGATGAGAATTCCGTGGTATGACAAGTCAATTGGTAAATGGGTAGACAAAGAAGAATACCAAAAAGAGCATGGAGCCAATACTGACGAAATTAACAATGATATTAAAGAGGCAGAAGAAAAGCTAAAGGAGAGCATAAAAGAAACAAAGAAAGAAGAAAAGAAATCTGATTTTATGTCGTCCATAAGCCTTGATAATAATAAAGGAGACGACCTTCCATTTTAAAAATTATTAACATATGTGCAAACATGGCAAAGTAATTTTTAAATATGGTTGCATGGGCAGTGGTAAATCATTGTTATTATTAGCAACAGCACATAATTTTGAGGAACATTCAATACCATTTATCATCTTAAAGAGTGAAATAGACACAAGAGATGGTGATGGCATAATACACTCAAGAGCCATAGAAGATAGGGAATGCGTAAGTATTTCTGTAGACCAAGACATTTATGAACTTATTTCAAAGTATCTTGAAGAAGATTTACTATACGGAGCATCTGGCCTTAAATGGATTTTAGTTGATGAGGCCCAATTCTTATCAGAGAAACAAGTTGATGAGCTTGCAGCACTTGCTGATGTGTTTGGAATTAACATTATTTGCTATGGGCTTAGGACTGATTTTAAAACACATTTATTTCCTGGTTCAAAAAGACTTTTTGAAATTGCTGACAGTTTCGAGGAAATAAAGTCAAGCTGCTATTGTAATAATAAAACAATTTTTAACGCAAGGATTAATAAGGATAAAGAAATCGTTACTGACGGAGAGCAGATTGAGGTTGGAGGCGATGACAAATATGTATCATTGTGTAGAAAATGTTATTATAAGAAAATAGAAAATCATTTGTATAATAAGTTGAATAAAATAAATAAACTATGACACAGCCATCAAAAAAGGCTCCTATAAAGAAAAAGGGCTCTATTTCAGATTTAAAGAGAAAAATGGGCTTTAATGTTAACGTTGAAAAAGGTGAAGTTCAGAATGCAAGCAACGCTGACAAACAAATGGAATGGATAATTATGCCAAGCGCATTTCAAGATGCCATAAAATTGCCAGGATTCCCAATGGGATACGTTTCTATGATTTGCGGTCATCCAAATACAGGAAAATCAACACTGTTGAACCATGCAATTGTGTCGGCACAAAGACAAGGACAAATTCCTGTTATATATGACACCGAAAACAATTTTGATTTCCAATATGCAATTGATATGGGAATGGACGCAACACCAATATATGACGAGGTTAATGTTGAAAATGTAAATCCAGAAAATGGTGAAATAACTGTTACAAAAGAAAAAAGAATTGTTGAATACGATGGTCCGTTCTTTTATTTCAATAATGCGATATTAGCCGAAAGATATGGTAATATTGATTATTCAACTGGAAAACAATGTGCAAAAAGACGAACATCAGCTGTTATTGAAGATATCGTTTATTCAATGAACGAATTCCTTGAATTACAGGCTGAAGGTGAAATAGAACAAGGTCTTGTCTTCTTGTGGGACTCAGTTGGTAGTATTGGAGGATTGAGGTCGTATAATAGTAAAGTAGGAAACAACATGTTTGACGCTGGAACTATTTCAGCTGCATTCCAAGATATTATGGATAATAAAATTCCATCATCCAGAAAGGTTTCTTCAAAGTATACCAACACATTCATTTTAATTAATAAGGTGTGGCTTGATGGTACTACAAATCCAATAGCACCTCCTAGCATGGAAATGAAGGGTGGTAAATCTGTAACTTATAGGTCAAGACTTATCGTATTGCTTGGTGGACAATTAAAGTCATCTGTAAAAAGACTTTCAGCAGTTTCAAAGGGACTTACTTATAATTATGGTACGCAGACAAAGATTAAGGTTCTAAAGAATCAGCTACCAAGTCCATTCAATGTAACTTATGAGGGTGAATTTATATGTACAGATACAGGAATAATTGGTGTTGACAAGGAGTCACAGGAAGAATATAAGAAGAACAGAATTCCTATTATTCTTAAAAAACTCCATGAAATGGCAATAAGTAACGGTAAAGACATACAAATAAGCGATGATGATGTTGACTTTATAGAAAACGATGTTGACCAAATTGAGTAATTGTACTATTTATGTTATAAAGTA